CGGCAGGCACGGCGGCGGCAAGCCCTGCGGCCCCCGCTACCCCCGCCAACCAGCTAGCCATAGCCTATGCCTTTGTCCGCCCACTGGCTAGCGGCACCAACAACCGCGCCCGCCTGTATCGCATAAGCCAGCCACAGACCCCCATAAGCGGCACGCAAATCAATCGTGCTCAGGCCACCTACAGCACGGAGCTAGGGCGCTTTGTGGGCAGCAACTGCCCAGTCATGACCACGGGGGCGGGTAACGCAGTGCATATCACTACCCTTGTGGCGGGCACGGTAACCCTGACAGATGACGACATACGCAGCACCGATTATGTGTATGTGACAGCCGCCAACAACTCTGGCACGGCGGGGCATCTCTGGGTAACCGTTGCGGACGGCAGCCTGACTATCAACAGCACTAGCGGCACCGATACGCGGCAAGTGCGTATATTGCGCATCAAGACAATACTGTAATGCTAGTATCTCAGGGCAAAGGCAAGGCTAAGGCCATACAGGCCACCGACACGGGGCCTATCTCCAGGATTAAGGAGATGGACGGCTATAAGGTATGGAGCTACTTTGGGGATAACCTCTACCCTGACCGTCTGGTTAAGTGTAAGAACAACAGCCCCACCAACCAGTCTATCTTAGAGCTCAAAGCGGGCCTGACAAAGGGCAAGAAGCTAGTGGCCAAGACCTCTAACCCAGAGCTACAGCCCGTACTTGAGGCGTTTTTAGCCCAGATGTGCGGGGGCTACGGCCTCCATGAGCTGCTGTATAGGGTGGCTAGCGACTGGTTCACCTTTGGCGGCTACGCATTGCAGGTGTGGGGGTATAGCCAGCAGCCTAACGGCTTTGACCACCTGCCTTTTGGCTTTGTCCGCAAGGGCCATTTTTCGCAGAAAGACGAAAGCGGCAGCCCTAGTTGGTATCCAGGCTTTATCGTCCGCAAGGACTGGACGGTCAATGAGGAAAAAGACGCGTTTAACAAGCCCGTCAAGCCCTTGTACTTCATGCCCTACGAATTCGGTGCCGAGCTTAACGTCATGCCGCGCTTGCTGTATCGCATCCGCTACAGTGACGATAAGACACACTACCCGCTGCCCGAATGGGTAGCGGCGGTCAAAAGCTGCGAGACCGAAATAGAGCTGATCAACTACAAGCACGCGTCTGTGCTTAATGGCTTTATGGCTAGTGGTGTAGTCAACATCCCAGGGGTCACGCAGGAAAACCTAGCAGAGTACCAAAAACAGTTTGACGAACTGCGCGGCTCCGACGCGGCAGGTAGTCTACTGTTTGTGTCCACCAATTCTGCTAGCGAAAAGATAGACATACAGCCGCTATCATTCAGCCCCGCTGAAAAGGACGTGGGTAACTACCAAGCGGCAGCCAAAGCCGAGATAATCGCAGCGCATGGCCTATCCAGCGGAACGCTCATAGGCGAAAAAGGCGGCGCTAGCCTAGGGGGTGACGGCGGCACTATGGACAGTGCGCTTAACCAGCTTATGGAGACCAAGATAAAGCCCGCCCGCAACATGATACTAGCGGACATTGCCCGCCTCTTGGAGCTGGCAGGCTTTGGCACGGTCACCTATGAGACTGAAGACGTAGAGTACATGGATGAGACCAAAGTTGACACCAGCGAGGTTTTAGACGAAACCCTAAGCACCCCAGAAGATGGCACAGTGGCTTAACGCACAGCAGATAAAAGCCTTGGTTCCCGTATCCAAGAACCTGCAACTGAACGACGATTTGGACGCGGTTATTGACGATGCCCGCCTAAAGTACATGCGCCCGTTGCTAGGCGGTTCGCTGTACGACGAAATAGTGCAGCAGGTGGATAGCAGCACGGTAACGTCTGCCAACCAAGCACTACTAGACATGCTGTACAAGGCGCTAGCCTACTACACCGTGCATGAGGCGCTGCCCTTTGTGCAGTTTCGGGTGCGGGACGCGGGCATAGGGACGTTCAATGGGGCCAACTACAGTGCCGATATGCAGGCTTATGAGCTAGTGCGCCGTCAACTAGGCGATAATGCAGAGATGCACAGGCTCAGGGTGATAGATTTTCTGCTGGAAAATATCGACACCTACCCGTTATTTCGGGAAAATATGCTAGATTGCACCTCAAGAACAGGCCCGCTAATACGGCCTGCGCAAGGGAATGGCAAAAGGATACCCAAGAACTATTAGCATAAGCCTAGACACCGACATATCGCCGTTGCCGATGTTGGTGCAGGCGCGTATCTGGGAGCGCTTGGAGCGTGCCAAGACGGAGATACTGGAGTACATCAAGTTTGGCCATAGCGCCGAACTGTTGCGCCTGCAACTTGCTGGCATAATTGGGGAGCACCCCTCTACTATGTTTGGCACCCACACCACCAAGGGCGCTAAGAAGGACGTGCGTATGGGCGCGTATAAGGCGCTAACAGAAGCCGGCTACACCGCCCGCCAAGTGTCGGGCGTACTGCGTATGTGCGAGCGTAGCGTCCGCAACTATGAGCACTATATCAAGGCGGATGCCTACTACACGGGCACCGCGTTTGTCAAAGCCTACCAACTCACAAAGCAATGGGCATCACAGTAGGCATACTGGCACGGGATAGGCTGCCCAACTTCCCCCACTGGATAGAGGCAAGCCCACAACGCATACTGGTGCACTATTCGCACAAGTCATACGCCTACCCTGACACCGAGATAGTGCCAGCAGTGCCTACCACATGGGGGCACACGATTGCCGCACACTACAGCCTATACCGAGAGTTTTTGAAGCGTGCCGATAGCAGCCACCTACTGCTGGCTAGCGAGAGTTGCGTCCCCTTGGTTGACCTATCGAGCCTTGTGCCTAATCGCATAGCCCACGGCATGACATACATCACACAGGTGCCCCACATGAAGGGCAAGCAGCGCGTAGTAGTGCGGGGCGTTGATGATGTGGTGCGGCATGAGCAGTGGTATATCATAGCGCGGGAGCACGTCAGGCTTATGCTCATGCACGAAGCCGCCGTGAAGCGGGCATTCTATGGCATTCGCGGGGACAACGAGTATTTTGTGGGCACTTGGCTTAAGCACCTAGGCATAGACTGCCAGCCGCACAAGGGCTGCTTCACCCGCTGGCCCAAAGGTAGCCCCCACCCTGAGTATTTTCCTGAGCTAAAGCCACTGCAAAAGCTGGCCGCAGGCTACATCACCGCCCGTAAGTATCGACACAATGGCTGACATTGCGATAATCACCGCCAACTTTGGGGGCTATGACGCACCCAACACCGTGTGCCAGCAGGCTGTGGATGTGGATTGTTACTATTTCTGCGACACCACGCCCATAGGGTTGCACCCTGACTGGACACCCATAGAGGGCACCCCCCCCATAGACCTAGGCAACCACATGATGCGGGCCAAATGGTTCAAAATGCAGGCCTACACGCTGGACGTGTTGCGCAAATATGCCTATGTGATATGGATAGACGGGCGCATTAACGTGGTTAGCCCTCACTTTGCCCTAGATATGTGCATGCACGCGGGCCGGTTCATGGCGTTCGCACAGCACCCACAGCGCAAGGATATTTGGAGTGAGGCGCAAGAGAGCAAGCGGCTGTATCCGAAAAAGTACCCCTACGATATGCTAGCACAGTGCCATCACTATAAGCACATGGGAATGCGCTATGACTACGGCCTGTGGGCGGGCACATACTTTGCCTATGCCAACACCCGCGCGGCACACGAAGTCATGGAGGTCTGGTGGGACGAATGCGTAGCCCACGGCTGCCAAGACCAGTTAAGCCTGCCGTATGCTATGTTTGCACTGCAACGCAAGCCCACGGTGTTCCCGTTTAACCTGTGGCGCAATGACTATATCAAAACTCAAGACCATATATGAAAACCCGTACCGACCTAATCAACGCCGTAAGTGCGGCCTGCAACGTGCAGACCTATCTGGAGATAGGTGTGGCGCACGGCACCAACCTAGTCAACGTCAAAGCCCCGCGCAAAGTAGGAGTTGACCCCGCCCCCCACTACAAAGGGGAAGAGGTGCTGTGGTTGACCAGCGATGTTTTTTTTGAACACAACACGCAAGACTTTGACCTTGTGTTTGTGGACGGTGATCACCAAATGCCCGCCCCGCTCAACGACATCCTGAACGCACTTGCTGCCAGCCCTATCGTACTGGTGCATGACGCGTGCCCTACGCGGCCTGAGCACACCAAGCACGGCAGCTTGTACAAGGCTGGGGATATCTGGATGGGGCAGGTTTGGCAAGCGCTGCTGTACTGCAAGGAGCATTTGGGCCTGAACGTGCATATCTGGCCCAACGATTTCGGCGTAGCCCTGGTGACGGGCGTAACGCTGGACGAACCCCTCCCTGAAGTGGCCATGCAGTACGACTTTGCCACCGACTTTACCCGCCTCATGGCCTGCCATGTGGACGCGGACGGGATCATAGCGGCCGCCCAGCAGGCTGTGGCATTGCGCGAAGCCGCAAAGCAAGCTATCGCCAACCCGCCTAAGAAGACACGCAAGCGCAAGCCCAAAGATGCCTAGGCATATCGTTTACAATATCGGCCAAATGGGCCACTGGCGGCAGGTAGTGCAGGAGCAGCTAGCCCTGCTTACCACGCAAGGCGTGCACCTGCATGTAGCGGTGAACGGCATGGAGGATGTGCGCGTCTATCTGGACGCGTGGGGCGGCGCTTACACTATTGTTAGCCAGCAGCCCAACCTGAAACGCTATGAGTTCCCCGCCCTGATACACCTAGACGCGCTTGCCCGCCAGCTAGACCCTAGCGAGTGCGTGCTTTATCTGCACACCAAGGGCACCAGCCACGGGGCAGGCAGTGAGAAACGCACGTGGTGGCGGCACGTCATGGACGCGCTGCTGTTAGACGGCTACGAATGGGCATACGCCTACATGCAGGCCCACCCCGAATGCGACGCAATCGGCTACAACTGGCTGGACATACCTAGGGTGCCCCACTTTAGCGGCAACTACTGGCTAGCAAGGGCGCGGCATTTGCAGCGGCTGAAGCCGTTTGAGGCATACGTAAAAGCCCCACGGCACCGCGTGTACGATAGTAGCGACATTCGCCTGTGTGCAGAGTTCTGGATAGGGTCGTTTGACTGGAAAGGGGACGCTACCCCGCCACAGATATGCAGCCTGCACCACCGCAACGCCACTTGGCAGCGCACGGATTTCGAGGCTGAATGCAAGAAGATACGTCATTCACAAAAAGATGGTACCCTCCTCACACATATCGTACGTGGTTCGCTTAAATAGCGACCCCCTAGACCCTGCCAACAAGCCCGTGTCGGGCTTTAACCGCCTTGTGCAGGGCGCGCAAGTGCTCTACTTGCGGCAGATACTTAAGCGGGGCTGGGTGCAGTTCACGTGGACAAAGCGCACCAACGGCTTCGAGAGTAGCGTAATCGCCACGCTCAACAAGGACTTGTACGCCTACACGTTTAAGGGTGGGGATGTTGTCAACAAACGGGGGCTGATACGCTTTGTGTGCCTGTCTAGGAGCACCGCAAAGGGCCGCCCTGCGTGGCGTTCCGCCTATGCAATGGACGTGCTGTCCATTATTGACAACAACAAGAACCAAGGCAAGGGCCGCCCCACCAAGAACACAAAGGTAAACGTGGATACGGGTGCCCGCACAACAATAGAATGGGATTACAAAACTGGGAAGCCGCTATGAAAAACCGCTTTACACATCCGACAATGGGCAAAGGCTTCCTTACTAGCCCTGTGGGCTGGAGGCAATGGCAGGGCATGCCGCGCCACTGGCACAAGGGCATAGACATTGCGCTAGGGGGTGGCCACTCCTGCCCTATCGTGGCAGCCGCTGCTGGCCTTGTAGTGACCGTGCTACCTGAGGCGCAAGGGCAAGGCTATGGTGACCTCATACAGTTGCAGCATGACGGCGGCAAGCTGGTGACATTGTACGCCCACCTGAAGGCAGGCAGCACCCGCGTCAAAGTAGGGGACACCGTACAAGCGGGCCAGCACATCGCCGATATGGGCGATACGGGCAGCCCTGGCAGCGTGCACCTACACTTTGAGGTCAAGACTAGCCAAGCGTGGGGCAACGGGCCTAACAGCAACTGGCTGGAGCCGTTGACCTACATCGCGGGCGGCTGGGAGTGGGGGCTAGGCGGCGCTAGGCAGGGCGAAAACAGCGCAAGGATACGTGGCCTGCAACGGCTGCTGCATGATGCGGGCGCGCGCGTGTCCATAGACGGGCATTGGGGGCCGATAACGCAGGCGGCAGTGATAGCGGCTGTAGGCAGTATGGACATAAACGCGATAGCATCATGGGCAAGGCGAGTATCGTAGCGGCGCTGCTGCTGCTGGCAGGGTGTAACCCCTGCCGCAACCTAGACAAACGCATGGCCCGCTGCCAAGTAGGCGCGGATACGGTGTGGCGGACGCACACGCACATCCACAAAAGCCCCGAGGTGAGGGCAGGGCTAACCTTTGACCCGTCCACCTTAGTAGTCATTGACACGGGGCGGCTAGAAGTG